ATCTATTTTTGCTTATAAATAAGGCATTTGAGAGATAAAAAATAAGGTTTAAGGGGTTTAAGCGTTTAAGGGGTTTAAGCACTTTAAGAAATACGTAGGTGTAGAGATACGCATACGTAGGTGTAGACATACAAATACGTAGGTGTAGACATAAATTTTTGCAAACCCTTATAAAATAAGGGCAAAATGACTATCAAAAAACCCTAAATATATATTAAATATGTATTAAGGCGTTGCACGTCCGCCCTGACGGGCGACGGCACTATGATAAAATTGTCTCATGTTAAAGAAAGAGAGGATTTTTTAAAATGAATTATAGTAAAGAAGAAATCGACCAAGTCAAGAGTTATTTAAAAGTCTATCTAGAAGAAACAGGAAGAAAAACAAGAGCGCTTAACGAGTGTATTAATCCCGAGCATGACGATAGTACGCCTAGCATGAGTTTTAATAGAAAAGATAACACGTTTAAATGTTTCGGGTGCGGTGTAAGTTATGACATTATAAGTTTATATGCGTTTGATAACAACCTAGATTATAAAAAAGATTTTAAGGACATTATGAAAACATTAATCGAAAAATATAATATAGATCTAGAAGTTAAACCAACTTTAAGCAAAGAAGAAGCAAAGAAAAAAGAAGATTTTACAAGCTATTATGATAAATGTAAGAAAAACAAAAGCGATTATTTAATAAATAGAGGTATAAGCGAAAAATTAATTGATAAATATAGTATTGGCTATGATAAAGACAAAGAATTAATAATACTACCATGTAGCAAATATTATTATGAAGCTAGAACGATTAAAAAAGATTCAAAGTTTAGATACCAAAAGCCAAAAGGGGCAACGTTAGAGTTATTTAATAGCAAAAATATTGATGATTCATATAAAACAATACTTTTTATAACTGAATCAATAATAGACGCTTTAAGTTTAGAAGAAGTTAACGAAGATATTAAGACAATAGCATTAAATAGCGTTAGTAATTGGCATTTATTAAAAGCACAATTAAAAGATTTTAAAGGTTATTTAGTTCTTGCACTAGATACCGACGAAGCCGGATTAAAAGCAAGTAAAGAAATCAAAGAAGATTTTAAAAACATTAAAACTTATATAATGAATCGAGAAAGTTTAAGTTATGGCGAAGGAATAAAGGACATAAACGATTATTTATTAGCCGATAAAGAACGATTAACGAAAAACGTTAACTATATTAAAGAAACGTTAGAAAATGTTATAGATCAAGAAGCACAAGAAATATTAAATAAAGATAGTGCGTTAACTTTCTTAAATGATTTTAACGAGATAACAAAACAAGCGGTAAAGTATAAGCCAATTAGCACAAATATTGATATTTTAGACAAAGTTTTAGGCGGTGGATTCTATCAAAAACAACTTGTTATTTTAGGAGCGATAAGCTCACTAGGTAAAACAACCCTATGTTTACAAGTAGCCGATAATATAGCAAAGCAAGGGCAAGACGTTTTAATATTTTCTCTAGAGATGAGTAAAGAAGAATTAATAGCAAAGGCTTTAAGTAGAGAAATGTATATAGAATCACGTAAAAATGGCGCTTATATGGATTATAATTTACTTTCGACTATGCAAATATTAAGAGGCGATTTATATAACGAAAATAAAGAGCAAATAGCACACGAAACAACGCAAAGCCTTTATTTAAAAGCCCAAGAGAATTATAAAGAATTTGCGAATCACGTTTATATTAGCGAATTATCAAGCGAAAACGAAATAACAATAAAGACAATAGAAGAAAGAATTAAAAAACAAATAGAAATAACAGGCCGTAAGCCTTTCGTAGTAGTAGATTATATGCAAATAATACAACGAGACGACGGAGGTAAAACCGACAAACAAATAGCCGATAGCATAGTAATTAATCTTAAACGTATGGCAAGAAATTACAATATAACTATTCTTGTTATTAGTGCGCTTAATAGAGCAAGTTATACTAAAGAAGTTAGTTTAGATTCATTTAGAGATACAAGCGCAATAGAATATACGGCCGACGTGTTAATTGGTATGCAAAGTTCAGTTATAGACAACGCACAAACTGACGACAACCAACAAAGAAAAAATAGTAAAAGAATAAATATAGCTCAAAAGAAAGAAGAAAGAGAAATCACGATAAAAGTATTAAAAAATCGTAATGGTATGATCCAAGATATAAACCAAATTAATTTTATTGCAAAATATAATATGTTTGACTTCACAAACGCCGAAATAAGAAACCGATAAAATGATTTATTTACTAGCGTTGATAATTGGATTCTATGCGATTTATCAATATCAATTTATCGAGAGAAGAACAAACGAAACAATAGAGCTATACGATACAACTATTTTAAATTCGTTAAACGATGATAGAGATATAGTTAATATCAGGTTAACGATAGAAGAGAATTTATTTATAAGTAGGCTTATTTATAGGCTTTTAAAAAAGAACTATAAAGGCTATTTAAAAAAACATGAGTTTACTAAAGTTCAAACAAGCGAATATTTAGTAGAACTAGATATATCTAAAGAATATTATTTTAAGGAGGTGTAAAAATGGCACAATTTGACGCCGATATGGGCGCAATTCACGGCATGATAGAGGATTTTAAAGGACTAGAAGAAAGAAGCGACCAAGTTTTTAAAGATATGGTAAACGAAGGCACGGGAATATTAAAGGATCATATACAAGAAGGAGCAAGCCAACATATTGAAACAGGCCAAATGTATAAAGGAATCAAGAAAACAAAGGCGAGATACTACGCAAAACAAAACGCATATATTGGCGAAGTTAAATTTACAGGAAGCGAGGGCGTATACGTTACGAAATCAGGCAAGAAGTACGACATAACTAACTGGCTTAAAGCTTATAGAATAGAGTACGGCACAAGCAAGCAACAGGCTAAACCATTTGTAAGGCCGGCGGTAGACAAAGCAACGCCACAAATAACGAGTGCATGGCAAGATAGATTTAATCAAGAAATAAGAAAGTGTAAGAATATTTAAAGGAGGTGTAGAGCGTGAAAGACTTAAAAATGAGTGAAGAAGATTATATAGAACTAGCGGAAAAGATAAAACGAATTGAAAACGAGTTATTTAATTTTTTAAAAGTCTCTAGTATGGGAAAGAAAGAAAAATCATATATAACCTATGCAATAGACAATATAGGAAAATTTAAAAGTCTATGCGAAGATAAATATTTTCTAGATTATCCGCAAGGCGACTTAAAGTTATTTTATAATAATGATTAAGTCTTTTTTGCTTTATATCGAAAAATGACGTCAATAAGTACGTCTATTTTTTATTTTTATAGGTTAAGTCGATAATTTATACTATTTTATTAAAAAGTTGCTTAAATGGGCTTAAAATGAGTTTTAAGAGGGTGTAAAAAAATAGTGCTTTTAAGTTTATACGCTTATAATGAGTTTAAGCTTAAACCTAGTTTAATCAAAATGTTTTACATAATAGATACATAAAATATACATAATACTATTGACTTTATAAAAAATATAGTTTAATATGTATATTAGAAAGAGGGAATTATAAAATGTATTATTTAGACCAAGCCAAAAACAATATAGTTATTCAAGACTTCATTAATTCACTAGACGCCGAAGCAACAACAAAAGAAACTTATTTAAAAGGCGCTAGAAAGTTTATAACATGGGTTAATGAATCAGGATTAAAAGAGATTAACGAGCAAGATTTAATAAACTACAAGAATTATTTAAAAGCAAATTATAAAAATTCAAGCGTTAGTATGTATATAACAAGTTTAAAGAAGTTATATAAATATCTAGAAAAGAAGGGCGTTAAAAATATCGCTAGTGATCTAAAAGGTGCGAAGAGTTCAAGAAACTTTAAAAAAGACCCGTTAACAATAGGCCAAACAAAAGAACTTTTAAATAGTATAGATAAGAAAACTAAAGAAGGATTAAGAAACTTCGCTTTAATTAAATTATTAGTTGGTACAGGTTTAAGAACTATCGAGATAGAAAGAGCTAATAAAGAAGATATACGAAACCTAGGAAGTCAAGCGGTATTATATATTCAGGGTAAAGGTAGACAAGACAAAAGCGAGTACGTAGTTTTAAGCGATAGTATTTTAAAGGCAATAAATGAATATTTAAGCGTTAGAAATGATGATAACGAAGCCTTATTTATAAGTTTTAGCGATAGAACTAACGGGCAACGTTTAAAAACTAGAAGTATAAGAGACATAGTTAAAAAGGCTTATAAAAAAATTGGAATCAATAACGATAAAATAACAACTCATAGTTTAAGACATACGGCCATAACTTTATCATTGTTAGGAGGTGCAACACTTCAGGAAGCGCAAAACCTAGCAAGACATAGCAACATAAACACAACGTTAATATACGCTCATAATATAGATAGAATTAACAATAACGCCGAAAGTAAAATAGAAGCATTGTTAGAGGGGTAATATATGGAAATAGAAAAGATAATAGATAGTTGCGAAAAGTTAAAATGTTATAGAAAGATAGAGGATTTTAAAGAAATTAGCGATAATATAGAAGGCATTTTAGCATTATTTAATTACACGATAGAAAATAATAACGACGTAGCTATGTTTTATCTTAATTCATACATAACTAATTTATTATTATGTACGAAGCAATTTATTTACGAGCAAAATAAAAAGAAGTTAATTTAAACGTTAGGAATATATAAACGACCAAGCCTATATATTAAAGAAATTGCACGTTTTTAATAACTTCATATATAAATTATATCATAAATGGAGGTTTAAAGATATGGAATCTTATAAAAATATTAGAGAGAGACAAGAAAAGGAATATAACGAGTTCACGAAAGACAAAGTATTTTATGCTTTTACTGAAAAACAATTTAACGAAGGATTAAAGAAGCTAAATGCTAATAAAAAAGAATTAGTACAATTTATATCAGGCGGATTTATTAAAAAAACCGACTTAAAAGAGTTATTAAGAGGACATAGCCAAGAAATAGAAGATTATATAACACTAGATAAGACAGGCAACGAGTTTATATATCAAATGTTTAAATATGAATTAAGAAATCACGAATATAATATAACTCATGATCTAGAGGACACTTTAAAGAGTTTAAATATAACAGGCGAAGAAATAGAGTTAAAAGAAAATTTAAAACAAGGCTTATTAAAAGCAATAAAAGAATATGAGGAGGCTTAAAAATGACAAGAATAATAGCACTAACAAATAATAAAGGAGGCGTAGCAAAGACTACAAGCACGTTAAATATTGCTTCAGGTTTAAAAAATCACGGCAAAAGAGTTTTAATGATAGATTTAGATAGTCAAGCAAGCTTAACGATAAGTTTAGGAGTTCAACCCGAGCAATTTAAAAACAATTCAATAGTTCAAGTATTAGAAGAAACGTTAGATATTACACAAACTATATTAAAGCTTAACAATGGCCTTTATTTAATAGCAAGTAATATGTATTTAAAAGAAACTAATAATAAAATAGCGAATAAGCATTTTAAAGAGTTCATTTTAAAAAAGCAAATAGATAAAATAAAAGACAACTTCGATTATATCTTGCTAGATTGTCCGCCAAGTATAAACAATCTAACTATTAACGGATTAATGGCAAGTAATGAAGTATTTATACCAATAGCAAGCGAATATTTAGCACTAACAGGAGCGGGGCAATTAATAGACGAAATAAACGAACTTCGAGAAGGCAATAATGATTTAAAAATAACAGGTTTATTCGTTACGAGATATGACGGAAGAAGAAACCTAGATAGTCAAGTCTACGAAGTATTAAAAGAGCAATATAACGATTTAGTATTTAACACGATCATAAACACTAACGTAGCCGTAGCCGAAGCACCAAGCCACCAAAAAGATATATTTACGTATGCGCCAAATAGTCAAGGTGCGATAGACTACGAGAATCTAGTTAAAGAAATATTAAAAATGGAGGTTAAGAAATGAAAAAACAAGCACTAGGAAGCGTACCGATGAAAAGAGAGATAAAAACATTTGAAGAAACTAAAACCGAAGGCGTAAGCCTAGCAAATGAATTTAACAACGAAGATTTTTTAAAAGCAAAACAAGAAACAACCGACGACGCATTTAATCAGGAAATAGAAAAAATGAAAGAAGTATTAAATATTAGCGATGAAGAAATAAAAGACATAGAAGATACTTTTAAAGAAGAAAAGAAACCAAAACAACCAAGCGTAAAAGCAAGATTAAAAGAAGGTTATAGCCGTAAAACTTTCGTTATTAATGATTCACAATTAGAGCTATTTTTAGCACTAGCGAAATATAAGAACGTAGAGCAAAAAGAATTATTAGAAGCGCTTTTAAATAAAGCATTTAATACAATAGACGAATCTACAAAACAACAAGCATTAAAAGAATATAACAAAGAAGAAGTTAATATAAACGATTTATTTAATTAAAGGAGGGTTAAGACATGTTAAAGTTTTATGAATTGCAAGAAGTAGCCGAAATGCTAAAGATTAATTTAAGAGTATTAAGACAATACGTAAGAGAAGGAAAAATAAAAGCTTCTAAAATAGGCCGTAAATACTTAATAACTGACGAAGCATTAAAAGAATTTATAAAAGAAAATGAAATTAAAGCAAAATAAAAAAAAAGAGTGTATAGATCATAAATTGAAAAGTCGAATCTATACACCTAAAATATAAAGCCTAACTATTATAATTAAGCAACTTGATTATATCATACGTTAGGCAACAAATGAAAGAGAGGATTTTTAAAAGTATGATAGAGAAAATAAAATATTTAAGTTTAAAAAATAAAAAAGGAAAACCAACACTATATTTTAAAATTCAAGATAGAGAGTTTAACCAACCTTTAACAACAAGTTTTAACATAGTTAAAGCTAACGAGTTTTTAAGAAGCCTAGATAGTGGTATAGAAATTAAGTTTATAGATTATAAGCAATACAAAGAATTAATAATAGAAGTTAGAAACGCAATTAAAAACAATTATTATGACATTGACACAGGAAAAACTGAAAAAAATTATCTTTATTGTCATATATTGGAGCGTGTTAAATAATGCTAGACGGATTCTATAACATAAAAATAAATAGATTTAGTATAATAGAAAATTACAAAGGCGAGCCGTTATTTTTAGGCGAATTAGAAACCGAGCAAGGCGAAAAAATAACATTTACTAGAGACGCAAAGACAGGCAAAGAAATATATGATCTAATTAGTTTATTATATGAATTTGATAAAAAACTAGATATTAGATTTATAAATGATAAACAATTTAAAGAAGAAATTAACCGAGTAAATGACATTTTAACAGGCAAATTATACCGAGTATTTTATAAGAATAATTGTTATTTAAGAGTAGAAAATAAAAGAGATAAAACTAACGAAGAAGAGACAAACGAAGCACTAAAAAACATTGAAGAAGCTAATAAAAATATAGAAAAATATTTTAATAGCAAGCATTGAATTTGTAATACAACGGCTTATTCAGTACTACGAGCAAGCATTGGAAAGTTCCTCCCACAGGGGCTTTCCTCGTATTATGGGGAAATCCCCAAGCCCCGAGATAAAAAGAGAGGTTTATTATATGCGACATGATATTATATTTAACTATGATTATTTATTAGAACGAATCGAATAGCGATATAAAGAAAATACATTAAATAAAAATATCAATTCGTTATGCAAAGAAGTTTATTATTTAACTTCGTTAAGATTTAAAAATATCGTGATTCATAAGAGAGGTTATTTTACTCAAAACGAAATAATAAAAATTAGTGAAGTGTTAAAGTTGAATCACGAAGAAATAATAAAGTGCTTTTTAAAAGTGTATCGCCGATAATATACAATAACGGCAATAGAAAATTTATAACCAAAAAGAAGGTGAAATAATGATAGATTTAATAAAACAAAACAAAGATTTAGTTATACTTCTAAAAGTAAGCTACATTTTTGCGGTACTGAATAAAGAAAAAAAGAAAACATTAACGCCAAACGTATTTTATGAAATAAGAAATCGTTTAGATTCATTTAAAGAATTTGATAAGTATTTTAGTAATGATCTAGAACTAGACGAAGATTATATAATACTAGACTACCCGTTAAGAGATTATTATTTAATGAATTATAGCGAATCTAAAGGACTTATAAAGACAATAGCGAAGGTATTTTATCTAATAAATAAAAATAACGATGATAAATTAAGAGATTTTTTAAAAGATTTTCTAAAAACTGATAAAAAAACGAATCAAGAGTTAATTTATATTAACGAATTTAGAAATTGTTTAAATGGATTCTATAAAAACGAAAGACATAGTTTTGAAAGAGTATTAATAGAAAGAAATATGACTTTTAATACATTTAGAGCTAGTTTTGATGATTTACTTAACGATGAAAGCGACATAATAGAGAGTTATTATACAACTATCGGCGAATATATCGGCGAAGCGCTTATAAAAAACGAATTAAGCGATTTATTAGAAGAAAAAACCATGCGTAAGCGCTTAAATGAGAACGAAATTAAAGAAATTGATAAAAAAGTTAACGAGATTTTATTATACGCTCATAATAACGACATAGAATTTGAAATAAACGATATTATTAAGTTATTCGCATTTGATGAAAAGACTAAAAATTATTTAATGCAAGAAGAAGTTAATATAGAAGATATAATAGACGACTTCGAGAGCAAAAAAGAGGATTATAACCCCGAAGCTAGAATAATAAAGATTATTACAAGCCCTGAAAACACGGAAATAATGCGAATTAGAAACGCAATATCAACGATTCAACAAGGCGACATTGAAAAATACGAGCAAGAGCTTTTAGATCTAGAAGAAAAAGACACGTTAACACCTGAAGAAGAGGACTATAAAGAAAATTTAAAAGATTTAATTAAGAAAGCCAAGCAAGAAAGAGAAGAACTAAAAGCAAGATTAAGTAATATTAAAGAAGATTTAGGATTATTAAAAAAAGGACAGGAAGAAGCACCGACACAATACGAAAAGAATAATTATAATAAATTAATCAAGAAAAAAGATAAAGAAAGAGAAGATATAGAGCAACAATTAGTTGCAAGAGGCCCATTTTTTCAACAAAACCTATTTACTGATGATTTAGAGTACAAAGGCAAAAACGTATTAATAACAATACCTAAAAACTACGATATAAAAGGAAATCTAACCGATGAAGGTAATAATCTATTATATTATTTAGGCGATAAGATAGAGAAAGATTTACAAAAAGAAATACGAGGGCAAGAAGAAAAAACACGTCATTGGTACATGATAGACGGCGACGATTATTTAGACTTCACAGGACGAAAGAACTATGATAGAACGATAAAGAACGCATTAAAAAGTGCGTATGCTATGAATAAAGAAACATATAGTATTTTAAAAGAAAATAAAAAAAGTGGCGTAACGGAATCTATAACAGGCCGATTATTTCATATAATAGACGAAATAGAAGTTACTAAAAATCTAGATACTAATAAAATGACATTTAAAGTTAAACCAAGCGACACGTATATTGAAATGTGTAAGAATAGCATTAAATATAACAACGTAGGAAGTATACCAAGAGCAATATTTAGACTAGGACAAGGACAAAACAAAACCGAGAAAAGACTTAAAAGCATTTTATTATATATGTATGAATTAATTAAAATAGAGTTTAGAAAGATAGAAAAAGAAACATTATATAACAAAGATTTAAAGCTAAAAACTATTATAGAACGATTAAGAAAAGACGGATTATTAAGCAATAAAGTAGTTAAAAGCTACTATTTAGACGTTGTTAAACCAATTCAAGAAATGCTAGCACTTGGCGAAGATTTAGGATTATTAAACTATAAAGACAAGTATAAAGTTTTCGAGACGTTCGACAAGGCAACTGAAGAATATAAAAAAGGTAGTAAGATTCAGGACTTCGAAAACACTAGCATAAGTTTATATATAGTCGCTAACAACGAAGCTACTAAAAAAATATTTAAAAGAAAAGATAAAAAGAAAAAAGCTAGATAACAACAATATGATCTAGTCTTTTTTATTGGCTTTTAAAAAATTATGAAGGCCCCCCTATTTCAAATAATAAAAGAGCCTCTAGAATACCGGCCGTCCCACTTCATATAACTGGCCCAAGTTTTCATACACGAAGGGGGGTATATTTAGCCTTTTTTATAAGAAAAAGAAAGATTTTAAAAAGAAAAGAAAAATTATTTTATTTTATGAAAAGAAATAAAAAATTATATACAGGCGACGTGCTTAACATGAGTTTAAGCGTATAAGCTTAACATCAGTTTAAGGGTTTAAGGCTTATACTAGGTTTAAGCGTTTAAGCAAATTTTAATACGTAGGTGTAGACATATCTATTTTTGCTTATAAATAAGGCATTTGAGAGATAAAAAATAAGGTTTAAGGGGTTTAAGCGTTTAAGGGGTTTAAGCACTTTAAGAAATACGTAGGTGTAGAGATACGCATACGTAGGTGTAGA